TGGCAAGCCACCGCGGTTGATAATCGCGGATGGCGACGCAGGGCAGGCCGTAAGCTTGATGCTGATATGCTGTGTGGAGAAGCTCATGTTCAGTCATTTCAGTGAGCACAGCATCAAAGGCGTCAGCCGGGACGAGGCGCTTCGCACCCGGGTTGTAGGCAAAACCGTTTCGTCGGCCAGGCGCTTGTATACACAGGTTCTGGAGGGCGACGGCAAACGCTGGGACATGTGTTGCAGCCACCCCATGAGGGAGCAGCTTGAAAACGTGATCCTTACCCACGTGACTGGGATATTCTTGGAGACGGGCATCGTGCCCCGTGCCTTCTTGGAGTCCCATAACACGCAGGGCAGCAGTGAATACCTCAACCTGTGTTACCGTCGAGGCAAACGTCGTGAGTACTTCCGCATTGCGTCCATCAGACGCAGCGGGCACCGTGGCACCAGCATATTGAATTATCTGGTGAACTACGTGCTAACACACGTTTGCCTGTTCGGGAAGGAAGCGCACCTCTTCGTCGACTCTCGCGTCATCAAAGCCATAGACCGCTGGGGTGCCACGCGGTGGCTGAGAAAGACGCTGGAGGGTGACGACTCGATCCTTTTTACGTATCCGGACATTCGGGACCGCGTCTCAGACATTCAGGCCCTCTGGCTCACGTATGGATTTGAGATGAAGATCATCATCCACGATGGGACAGGCATGGCCGAGTTCGTGGGAGCGAAGTTTGCGGTGACCGAGCATGGCGTGAGCGCGTGGGTGCCAGATATTATCAGGGCTTTCAACAACTACGGGTACTGCACGAGCAAACTCGTACTTGACAGCTGCATGCAGCCAGGAAAAGCCGTTAATATTCACCACGTCGCAGCCATGTCCCTCATGAGCAGGTCTGCCCTGTTCGCGGGGAAAAGTCGGTCAATTTCGGAGTTCTTCCTCAGGTACTCCGAGCTTCACCTCGCGGAGTATGGCAGGTTGGGCGGTGTAGTCACGACGTTTGACAGCATGATTGCCATGAAGAGTGGCACTGTTTCGCTGAGTGACTCAAGCAGCCTGACCTTCGATGGCTTGCGCACTACGATAGTGCGCGAAAACTCGCAGCAAGACTGCGAAGAAGAAGTAGAATTTCTAAGCAACATGGGTTACGACACCACGCTGGCGAGGCTCAGAGAGCTCTCCCAGTGCCCACTGCCTCTCAATGACGACCAACAGGGCAACTTCCAAGTTGTCCGCGAGGTCCTCGGGGGGGTGGTGGATGTGCGATGATCCAAACTCGGTGGGGGGGGGGGCTACGGCCCCCCCCTTTCTTAGATCTCAGCAATTTTTGGTTTTGTTAGACTTGCGCGCTAGCCACGCAGCAAGCAAAGCGTTCTCGGTACGGAGCAGCCACCTTCATCTTCTGCGTTGGATTGGTCGCCAGCGTGGACTGCCTCAAGTGGTTCGTCTATAGACTCCCGTAGATTATCCGTACGGCCCTCCGACCCCTCCAACCCTGCTGAGGGGGGGCAGAGTCACCTGATGTGGCAGCATCACGAGGTATGAGAGCAGCGGTATTACCGATCCACACGGTTGGCGTATGAGCAGCGCCGTGAAATATCGTTTCCGATGCCCGGGACTATGCACTCACGTCGTTAAGGGGCGTGTGATGTAAAGCGGGTCTGGCAAGTGACGGTCGCACTACGTGGCGGCTGAAGCTTAAAGTGTCTGGTTGCGCCTGCTAGCTGAATTCATCACAGGATCACATGTTGTTCGTTCTATTTTTGCGCGACTGAATACGCAGCACATGTTGTTCGTTCGATTTTTGGCTTGTTTTTCGTGTATTTATCTAGACGTGGGCGTAATCATTCATGCCGGGTTCGTTCGGCAAAGGACAAATGCTACGGGATTGTGGATATATGTCGCAGGGGATTAATGGCTTGCCTCACCGGGCTCAAGGGTTGCCACCTATCCGGTGAAGGTTGTTTTGCTGCTGAGATCTTTGCGTTTCCACATCGGGAACGCCCGCTGGTGAAAACACACAGGAAAACCACAGGAAGTTACTCATGGTCGACGGCCCTCGCAAGCGCGAGCGTAAGATCGAGCGTGAGACGAACAACATCGACAAGACTGAGCGTGCTCGCCGCATCGAGCAGTCTCGTCGTGACAAGGAACGCAATGGTGGTGGCAAGCGTGAGGTGCGCAATGGGAACAGCGGTCGCCGTGCTCGTGGGGGTGGCGGAGGTACTGGCGGTCGCGCCCGTCCTGATGGC